CAGTATCAGGGCAAGATACAATACAAGCAGATAGTACAAATGATACTTTAAATATTGCAGCAGGAAACAATGTAACTTTAACTACAGATGCAGCTACTGATACTTTAACAATTTCAGCAACAGCAGGTGCTAATACAATAGCAATAGATACATTTACAGGTAACGGAAGCACAGCAGCTTATACATTAAGCAATTCGGCAAGTAGTGAAAATGAATTATCAGTATATTTTGACGGTGTATATCAATTACACGATTCATATACAGTATCAGGTACAACTTTAACATTTGATACTAACGTACCTAACGGAACTGCAATAGAAGTACAGCATTTAGTTTCTGTAAACCTTAGTAATGTAGTACAAAGTTTAACAGGTGGTGATGGAATTACTGCTAGTGCAAGTACAGGAGATGTAACATTAAGTTTATCTTCTAGTACGCCTAACGCATTTACAATGGGTGGTAATGGTAGTACAGGTGGTGTTACTGTAAATGACGGAAGTATACAAATAAGAACTGGTACTGGTAACGTAGCCGAAATGAGATTATACTGTGAAGTAAGCAACGCTCATTATCAAACTATAAAAGCTCAACCTCATAGTGTAGCAAGTAGTGCAGTATTAACACTACCAGAAAATACAGGTACTTTAGTAGGTACAGGTGATACAGATAGTGTAACACACACTATGCTAGAAAATAGATATACTGCATTAAGTGCTTTAGGAACAGGAAGTACTTTTGCATTAGACTTTAGTGCAGCTAGTACATTTACAGCAACTGCAAACGCAAATGCTACATTTACTTTTAGTAATGCCGCACAAGGTCAAGTAATAGATTTAATATTAACAGGAGATTATACAATAACATTTAGTGAAACAGGTTCAACATTTAACAAAGTAGGTTCAATAGATTACGATGGTACAGCAAATAACTTAATACAAATAGTTTGTACTGACGATAGTTCAGGTGCTAAAATTTACCACTATTCTATTGCAACTTACACTAGTGATCCAACACCATAATAATTATGAGAGCAAATAATATAAACGGAGAAATAAAAATATATAATAAATTACCACATTATTGGAATGGTAAAAAACACTATGTAGGTGGCTTTGCAAGTTCACCAGTAGAAGTTTTAGAAGAAGAAGGTTTTTACGAAGTAGTAGATCCGCAATATGATCCTGCTATAGAAGAGCTAGGTGAATTGTATTTAGAAGATAATAAATACTATTATACAGTTATACAAAAAAAGTGGTCACAAACTTTAGCTGAATTAAAAGAAAATAAAATTAATAATTTACAGCATTATACAAATAGTGAATTAGCTAAAACTGATTGGTATTATATAAGAAAGTTAGATAGAAATATAGATGTACCACAAGAAGTAGAAGATAAGAGAGCGATTATATTAAACAACCATAACGATCACGAAACAGCAATAAATGCATTAACTAAAAAAGCAGACGTAGTAAAATATGAGTTTAGGTAAAAAACTTTTTTTGGGAGAACCACCAGCAGAATATGATTTTGGTGTTACTACTTATACTGGTAATAGTAATTTTAACCAAACTCAATCTATTACTACTGGTTTTCAGCCTGATTTATTATTTGCAAGAAATGCAGCTACTGCTTCAGCTTATGCGACTGGTGTTTGGGATACAACAAGAGGTGCATCAAAATATTTAAAGGCAAATGGCACTAATGCAGAATCAACTAATGCAAATCTTTTATCTAGTTTTGATTCAGATGGTTTTACAGTTGGAACAGAACCTGATTTTAATAATAACGGAAATACATATAATTCTTTTTCTATAAAAGCAAATGGAGGAACTACAAGCAACAATAATGTAGGAGCTGTTACAAGTGTAGTACAAACAAATTCTGCAGCTGGCTTTTCAATAGTCAAATATCCAGGAAGTGGTGGACATATGAACGTCGGTCACGGACTTTCAATTGCCCCAGAATTAATGATAATTAAAAATTTAAGCCAACCTGACTCTTGGGCGATTTATCACTCTACTATTGGTTCAAGTCAGTTTTTATCTTTAAGTAGTAGAGATGCAGCATCTGGAAGTGGAACTATATTTGGAGATCCAAATGACGTTGGTGTCCCCCCTAACTCATCGGTATTTAGAGTAGGGAGTAATCATAAATCAGGTGCTAATGGTGAAAATTACATAAATTACTGTTTTTATTCAGTCGCAGGCTTTTCAAAGATTGGTTCTTTCACTGGTAATTCTGCTGCTAATGCAGTTACTGTTGGATTTTTACCTAAATTTTTAATGGTAAAAAAATCATCAGGTACTGGTACTTGGTATATTTATACTGCTTCAGGTATGACAACTCAATCTTATGGATATTCAGGTAACAGTGGGATGACAATAGGAGGTGAAGCTACACTACCAACAATGCAATTTAGAAGTGATAATGGTGGTCAATTTGCTATGGGTCAATATGATTATGATTTTAATTTAAATTTAAATGGTGAAACATTTATTTATTGGTGTGTTGGTGGGGATAAAACAAATGTAATATAAAATAAAAAAATATGGCAACAACTAAAGTAACAACAAACGTAATAGCAGATGATGCGATAACAACCGCAAAGATCACAGATGCAAATATAACGTCAGCTAAACTTGCTACTGATTCAGTAACAACAGATAAAGTAACTGACGCTAATATAACTACTGCTAAATTAGCAGCAGATGCAGTAGATGGAACTAAAATAGCAGATGAAAGTGTAGATTCAGAACATTATGTAGATGGTTCTATTGATACAATTCATTTTTCATCAACAACTGAAATTGCATTAGTAACTGACCAAAATAGTGGTAATTTAAAATTATGGAGTGGAAGTCAAGCACAATATAATGCTTTAACACCTGACTCAAATACAATTTATTTTATAGTTTAATTTAAAATAATAATATGCCAATTAATAAATATTCATCAGCTTTATCTGCAATATATAAAGGATCATCAACTGTGACTAAAGCGTATAAGGGAACAAACCAAATATACCCTAATATAACAGATTATTCAGTAGATTTTTTAGTTATTGCAGGTGGTGCTGGGGGTGGTTCTAATGGTGGTGGTGGTGGTGCAGGAGGTTTAAGAACATCTTATGGTTCATCTTCTGGGGGAGGTTCATCAGCTGAATCTTCAATAACAGTTACATCTGGAACTTCTTATACAATAACAATCGGTGCAGGTGGTGCAGCACAAACAACATATCAAGCAAGAGGAAATGCAGGTGGAACATCATCTATATCAGGTTCAGGTTTGACAACTATTTCTACAGTAGGTGGTGGTGGTGGTGGTTCAAACAACTTGCCTTCAGGTAATAGTGGAGGTTGTGGTGGTGGAGCTGGTACAACACCAAGCGGTGGTGGACATAGTGGAGGTGCAGGAACTTCTAATCAAGGATTCGCAGGAGGAAATACTCAAACTAATGGTCATCCATACACAGGTGCTGGAGGTGGAGGTACTGAAGAAGCAGGTTTTAATTCAGCATTTAATCCTTCAGCAGGAGGAGATGGTTTATCTGTTAGTATAACTGGTTCAGCCGTTAGATATGGTGGAGGTGGAGGAGGTACTGGTGGTACTGGAGTAGGAGGATATACAGGACCAGGAGGAGCTGGTGGAGCTGGAGGTGGCGGAAATGGTGGTGCTTACAATGATACTGGTGATAGTGCAACTGCTAATACTGGTGGTGGTGGAGGTGCTTCAGGAGATGGTACAACTTCAGGAGCAGGTGGTTCAGGTATTACAATACTTCGTATGGCGACATCAAATTATTCAGGAACTACAACTGGAAGTCCTACTGTAACAACAAGTGGAAGTGATACAATATTAAAATATACAGGAAGTGGAACTTATACAGCATAAATTATGGCACATTTTGCAGAAATAAACGATAATAACATAGTAACTAAAGTAATTGTTGTCCATAACAACGAATTATTATTAGGTGATACAGAATCTGAAGCAAAAGGTATTGACTTTTGTGAGGGTTTATTTGGACACAGAAATTGGGTTCAAACATCTTATAATGGCAATATTAGATATAATTTTGCTGGTATTGGTTATACTTGGGATAGTGAGAATGATGCATTTTATGCACCACAACCTTACGCAAGTTGGTCGCTTGATGAAAACTTTATATGGCAATCACCAGTACCATATCCTGAAGACGCAACACCTGAAAAAATATACGAGTGGGACGAAGATAACCTTGCTTGGAAATTAGTAGAACTTACAATAGAATAATAAAATGAATGGATTTGAACCAACAATATTAGGAATTAGTGTGTATATAATAACAATAGCAGAAATAAATGAAGTATTACAAGGACTTCTAATAATAGCAACGTTGGTTTATACTGTGATCAAAATATCGCAGTTATTAAAAAAATAGTAACTTTATAAATAAAACATTATGAAAAACTTTTTAGATAAAATTTGGGAAGGTCTTAAAGACGCATTTTGGGTGCAAGTACCTTATATGATTTACTCAATAGTATGGGTATTTTTAACATTATTTTGGGCAACGCAATTTTTTAAGTGGTACGTTAAAAACTATATAGGATGAAACTATCACAAAATTTAACACTAGCCGAAGCGTGTAGATCTGAAACTGCGAAACGCAGACACATAGATAACACACCTAGCGGTATAGAAATAGATAACTTAAAACTAACTGCTGAAAAAATATTTCAACCCATAAGAGACCACTTTAAAAAACCAATATATGTATCTAGTATGTATAGGTGTGAAAGATTAAATGGTTTAGTAGGTGGAACATCGCATAGCAAACACATTACTGGACAAGCTATAGATATAGACAACGATGGTACTGATGTATCTAACAAAGATATATTTAACTACATAAAAGATAATTTAAAGTTTGATGTATTAATATGGGAGTTCGGTGACGATAGTCCTAATTGGATACATTGTAGTTATGTAGAAGGTTTAAATAGAGGTCAAGTATATAGAAATACTAAGGATCAAGGTTTAATAGTTTATAAAGAACCTAAAAAAGTAAACAATGAGCAAAAAAAGAAAAAAGTTCAAGGAAACAAAACTAGGTCAGTTTCTACTGGGGAAGTCAGGAGTATTTCAAAGCCTAGCAGAGACGATTCCTGATAAGGGTGTTCTGGGCGTTTTAAAGAACTTAATTATTAAAGATGATACCTTACCCCAACCTGATAAGGAAACTGCTCTTAAAATGCTCGAAATAGAGTTACAAGAGATGGAATCGGTTACTCGTAGATGGGAAGCTGATGCATTATCTGATTCGTGGCTTAGCAAAAACGTAAGACCATTAACCCTAGTATTCTTTGCAATAGTATATACTGCAGGCTTTTTTTTAAAGTATGAACTAGGTGCTATTAACCAAATATTATTACTTATAATAGGAGCATATTTTGGTGGTCGTAGTTTTGAAAAAATACAAAAGCTATAATATATATACATAGTATTATATATATATTTATTATATATTTATATATATATTTATATATATGCGAAGTAAAATAATTAAAAAATTAGATAGAGTATTTAGTGAATACATAAGATTAAAACACGCAGATCATTCAGGTAATTGTAAATGTATAACGTGTGGAAAAACTTATTATTATAAAGATATTGATGCTGGTCACTTTGTTAGCCGCAGGCATATTATTGTTCGCTTCGATGAATTGAACGTATTTCCTCAATGTAAATATTGTAACAGATTTTTAAATGGTTTACAATACGAATATGGGAAAGCTCTAGACGCGAGGTTTGGTAAGGGTACAGCAGATAAATTAGTTCAAAAAAGTAGGTCAACTGAAAGGCTTGAAACAAAAAAAATTGAAGAATTATTTGCTTTTTATAAAAAAAAATTAATAACTTTACGTAAATAATTAAAAAAATGACACACGAAAACATAGAAATTATTAGAACACAAGCCAATGGCTTTATTAACGATGAATTAAAATATCGTAGGTTGCGCATTGAAGCGTTAGAAGAAGAAAATGAAACTTTAACTCAATTAATCGACAATTTAGAAATAAAAATAGGTAAATTAGAGGAAGAGTTATTTTGGGCTACTAAAATCACAGAAACAAATAATAAATAATTATGTCACAAACTAAAGTAATAACCGACAAAGTAGAATACAAATCTACTATAAAAGCTATCGACCAAGGTAAAGATTGGGAAGGTGCTGATAAAATTGTAAGAACCGAATACACAGTGCATATGGCTAATGGTCACGCACCTGTATTTAATATTAAATCAACTAAGGCAAACCTACAAAGAGCGTTTCCTTATAGCACAGGTAATGAAGTAGTGTACTTGCTTACCGAAAAAGAAATGTTTAACAAAATAAGACAATTTGGTACATTAGATATGGAAAAAACAGATAACCTTAAATTACCTAAAACAGAACAAAAGTTAACACAACAAGAAAGTATTGCGCTTTCAGTAGCATCAAAACTTGGTTTTGAAACAGTTACTAGCGATGCTTGGCAAAGTACTTTAAAGCTAAAAGGTAAATCGGCTGAAGAAACGCAGCAAAAACAAGCAGCAGCGCAAAGCCAATTATTAAGTTCTATTGGGCAAGTAACAATAGCATATTACAATTTATTAACATCAAAACCGCAAAACAATGAACAAGGAAATAAATCCTGATTTTACTCACGGAATATATTATAAAAAAGGCACCCAAAAATATATAGATTTTAAAGTGCAAATAAATTTAGATCAACTTAGAAATTATGTTGAATTAGATAAGGTAAAAGAACACCTAAAACAAAACAATAACAAGCTAGATATTACTGTAAAAACAAGTAAAGCTGGTAATTTATACGGAAAACTAGACGACCTGTCGTACAAAAAAGAAATAACGTCAAGCCAACACAGCCCTGATAGAGAAGATGAAGACGACGGCTTACCATTCTAATTTAGTTACGTATAAAACGCAAGTTGATAAACTACAAGATATAAGGGATGGTAAGGTTAAAGAAGGTTTAGCCTTAGGTGTAAAAGAAATAGATGAATATTGGCGTTTTAAGTTTGGATCGTTTAATATTGTTCTTGGTCACGCATCAACTGGTAAAACTACAACTTTACTTTTCCTTTTATTATTGTACGCTGTACGCTATGGTTTAAAATATTTAATTTATAGCGCAGAAAACGAAGCTACAAGCATAAGTAAAAAACTTGTAGAATTTAGAACAGGTTTACCATTTAATAAAATATCTAACGACGTTTGGAAAAAAGAATTAAAATGGGTAGATGAACATTTTAAATATATAAATATAGATGAAGTTTTTACTGCAAGCGAATTATTAGCTAAAGCCCAAGAAGTAAAACAAACATTTGATTATTCAGCTTTAATGATAGACCCTTATAATAGTTTACTACGAGATAAAGAAACAATGAAATCACACGGTGCGCACGAATATGATTATGCAGTAGTAAGTGATATGCGATTATTTTGTAGAAAAAATAAATGTTCTATATATTTAGTTACTCACGCAGTAACAGAAGCCTTAAGGCACAGGCACCCTATGAACCACCCTTTTGCAAATTACATTACACCTCCCAGTGCAGGTTCAGCAGAAGGTGGTGGAAAGTTTTTAAATAAATCTGATAACTTTTTAATATTACACAGGTACACTAACCACCCAGAGTTTTGGACTAGTACTTATTTAGCGGTAATTAAAATAAAAGAAATAGACAGTGGCGGCAGACCTACTCCATTAGAAAACCCTATTGAGTTTAAATCAATTAGTAATAATG